ATTAATGTACTAGTAAATTATGAACCATATAACGGTTCCCCTGGTCTATAATATATGGAGCTGAGTAATGTTAGTGGAGTTGTTAACACTACAGATACTTTAGTTTTTGTATGTGGTAAACAAAGTTCTATTTTTAATATTATTTTTTCTAATATTACTGGATTAGCTTCTAATGTAGATATTAAGATTTTTAATAAAAAATTAAACCGAGAGCTTAATTTACCTAAAGGTGAAGAATTCTTAATATATTTAGCTAAAGGATTGAGTGTGCAACCTAACAATATTCTTAAATTTGGTGGTTCTGATGATAATAACTATTATCTAAATGAAGGAGATAAGATATATGTTTCAAGTCTTAGTACAAATACTTTACATTATCATGTTAATGTAAAATCCAATATGTAGTAAAATTTAATATAAATAGTATATGTTAATTAACATATACTATTTATATATTTAGTGCAAAGTTAGAGAAAATAAATATATATAATACTAATAGAAGTAAATATTTATTTCTACTACATTTAACTTTAATTTGGAGATGATTATGGCTGTTTACAAAAGAAGAGAATTTAGATTAGGTGATTTAGTTATTTTAAACCAAACTAAATTGCGTGATATTCCAGCTTCTTTGGTTAGTCTTGTATTGAGTAACGTTGGTAAAATTGTAACCAGATTTAGAATAATTGCAATATCTGACGGGTTAGTTACTATTAAATGTAATGCTACTGAAGAAAATTTTAACGTTCCTGTTAATATATTAGTAGCGAGTTTTAATAATGTTAATAAAGTTACTAAAAAAACAGTAGTAGTTAATGTCGAGGGAATCGAAGTTTTTGGTAAATTAATTAAGTATGGTTATAGAGTAAAAGGTAAAATTAAAAAAGAGGATGGAGAAATTATCAACTTTAATTGTAGTAAAAATAATTTAGGTTTTGTAGAAGAAATCTAAATTTATAAAAAGATTGAGGGTATAGTAATATACTCTCTTTCTTTTTTTGTTTTAAAAACTACTAAATATATAAACTAACATAAAATTACTATGTTCCTTAAAACATATAATAGATATTTACAAGAAAAAATAGAAGATGATATAGAGAATTTAGGTAAAGATATTACAGATACTAGTAAAACAAAAATTGATACTAAAGGAGAAGTTGAGACAGCTACAACTACTAGTAATACTACAGAAGAAACTAGTACAGAGGAAGAAGTCCCTACAGATATTAATAACACACCAGAAGAAGAAACAACTACTCCTACAGAAGATGCCATTAATACGGATGAAACATTACCTACTGAAGAAGAAACAGTAGATCCTACAGAAGAATTAGAATTAAATAAAGAAATATTAGGATTATTTGATTCTTTTAGTAATGTTAGAGATAAAATTAAAAATATAGTATCTAATATAGACCAACTTTTTTTTTCTGTAGAGAAAACAGAAATTAAGATAGATTTATTAAAATTAAAAGATTTATATAATAATATAGATACTGCTGTAAAAATTATTATTAAGAAGAATATTACTAAAGATAATATAGATATAGTAAAAAAACAGTATGATGATATAAATTCTGTAACTAATAATCTAGTAGTAGAATTAGAGAAGATTGTTAATAGTATTAAGGTAAATATATAACATTTTAAATAGGATATTAAAAAATTATATATAATTTATATTATAACAAGGAAATTATATGGCAGTAACATATATGCAAACTATTCGTAAGCCAGACCGTTTAGATTCAGTAGATACTATTTTACGTGAAGCTAATGACGAATTTAGTCAACGTGATTATAATCTATTTGGTCGTGACTGGTTAGATGTTTATGCAGAAGCTTCGATATACGACGATTTTAAAAATAAACTATTAGAAGGTTTAGAAACTGTTGGTAATTTATCTCAAGCTAACCAAGAAGAAATTCTAGGTCAAATGTTAGAAAATAATAAAGATGAGATATTAAAAGAGTCTTATAACGGTGGACCTTCTAACAACTTCCAACCAATTACAGCAGTATCTCCTGTAGTATTACGTAAAACTTGGCCTAAATTAGCTTTAGTTAACGCTATCCCTACTGAAGTTATGACTGCTCCAAAAGCTACTATTCAATATATGACTACTTATTATATTGATAAAGATGGTAATGAAGTTGATATCGTACAAGATTTTAAACAAGGTAGCTCAATGTTAGCTATGCGTCCTCGTTTGAATGATAAATATTTTACTTTACCAACAACTGCTCCACAAGACTTATTTAATCCTTCTGGTGCTTCTCAAGCAGTTCAAGATGGTTTAGTGGGTGCAGGTGTAGATACTGGTGACTTTATTGACGTTGACGTTGAAATTGAATCTGTTGTTATGACAGTAGATTCTGAAGACGTAACATTTACCCCTAAAATTGTTTTAGCTGGTGGTGTTAACGGAACTAAAGGTTTACCAAAAATTGATACTCGTACTAACACTATTCAAGTAGATTTAACTGCTACAAATACAGCTGGTGTGTCTTTTACTGATAGTATTACTTTAAAATTTGACCGTAAAAATGGTACTTTTACCGGTTATGGTTTATCTACAGACGTTGCTAATAAAGTTAAATCTGTTAAAATTAAAGCATTTATTAGTTCTGAGATGAACAACCGTACAGAGTCTATTGCGTTTAAATTAGACCAAAAAGAAATCATGATGCCAACTGCTGCTCATATTGATGTTAAAATTCCTAATGAATATGTAGATGACTTCCAAAAAATGTTCTCTATGGATGCGGTAAGTATTTTAGTAAATCAATTAGCATCTTTCTTAGCACAACGTATTGATGTCGAAGGTTTAGATTTCATTAAAAGTCGTATCGATACAGTAGCATTAGATGCAAGTGGTAAATATGAAAGAGTTTTCAATTGTCATCCATATAATCATTACACAGGTTCTCCTACTGAATGGTTAACTGAAATTCGTGGTGTTATTGATAACTTAGCACAAGTTATTATGAATGATTCGAGATTTGATGAAGGTGGTTATTTCGTAATGGTATGTAACCCAATTGATAAACGTGTATTAACTGGCACTCAATGGAGTTTTAACTCTAATGCGGAAGTTGGTGGTACAAGAGTTAATTATCAAGTAGGTACTTATAGTGGTGCTTATGATTATACAGTTGTAAGTTCTACAAACGTATTACCTGGTTCAATTAACATGTTCTATATTCCTGCTTCACAAGATCAGATGACATATAAATTCTTCCCATACTCATTGACTATTCAACCTACTCAACAAAGTGGTATGAGAGTTCCTAGTGCACCAAATATTCCTGGTATCATTGCTTCTAGACGTGCTATCTTTGAATATTTCCGTGAAGCTAATGGACGTATTTATATTGAAAATAACAATGGAACATATAGCTAAACTATTGTTTTTATTGATATTTTATAAATAGATAAAATTTAATTATTATACATTAAGATTAATTTCTTAATGTATAATAATTTTTATAAATATATATTATAATTGTATGATTAAAAAAATGAGACAAAATATTAATAAACAAATTATCCATATAGTAAATTTTAATAAAATTTTGTCTTCATGTAACATTATAATATAAAATTAAATAGGTGAAAATTATAATGCAAATAATAAAAGCTGGTACTAATAACTATTTATCAGAGTTCTTAGAAGATTTACCAGATAATGTAATATTCAACAAGGTTACCTTTTTAAAATTAATTTAATAGTAATAAGATAACTCTTATTACTATTAAATCTTTGTTATAACATATTAATATAAGAACTAAGGTAGCCCCTGAAAAGACCTTTATCCAGTCCTGTTCTTATAATTATTAACAGGATTAAACATTTTGAAAGGATATAAAGAAATGACAAATATAAAAAAGGAATTAACACAAGAACTCGTTAAAGAGTTATTTGATTATAATGAATTAACTGGAGAAATAGTACGTAAAATAGATGTAGGTAGATATAAGAGGGGTGTGGTTACAGGCGCAATACATAAAGGGTACTACTACACACAAATAGATTATAAAAGATATTTTAATCATAGAATTATCTTTTTATGGCATCATGGATATTTACCAGATATTATAGACCATATAGATAGGTGTACTACCAATAATAGAATTGAAAATCTCAGACCTGCTAATAAATCTCAAAATAATCAAAACTCAGGCTTACAATCTAACAATACTACAGGAGTTAGAGGTTTAACATTTAGTAAACAAAAAAATAAATTTAGGTTAAGTATAAAATTAAATGGTAAAGTGAAACATCTAGGTTTCTTTGATACTATAGAAGAAGCTAAAATTGTTCGTGATTCTGCTGAATTAAAATATTTTACTCATTCACCACAACAATCTATATAAATTGATTCTTATATACTCTTAACAATAAATATTAAGAGTATATAAGAATGTTATATTATTTTACAGCTCTGTTGAGCTGTAAAATAAAACACCACGTTAGTGGGAACAAAAGATAACAACTACGAAGTAGATATAACATATTATTTTTTAGTGCAATATCAAATATTTTAAATATATATTAAATAAATATCTTTATTATTGTTAGGAGATTATTATGTTTAAAAAACTTTTTAGAAGTAAAAGAGATAATGGATTTAATTCTATTGTAGAAAACAATCCTTGTTATAGTTTTAAGTTTAGTTGGTCAGCTTATCGGAGAATGAAATGAAGTTAAGTGAATGTAATAAAGGTTTAGTTGTTTGGTTTGAACATTGCGGTCAGAATTTGATTGGTCATATTTTAGGTTTTTTACAAATGTCGGATGGGAATATATTGGTAATTGTAGAACTACCTCTCAATATTAATGATATAGACAAACCTAAAACAGTAACTATGAGAGCTAGTCACTTAGAATCTTATCAAGATTAAATAAAACGGAGATTAACATCATGTCTGAAAATACTATGAGCGAAAAAGCTAAAAAAGAATTAATTTTAAAGCTAGAAAATAATGAGTCAATCCCAATAGATTATCAACAAGCAGAAATGTTAGCTAGTACTATTATTTGGTGGATAGAAGAAGGACTTCTACCAAGTTTCTGTATTAAAAAAGATTAATTCAAAAATAAAAAGTTAAGTATATTTTATATATCACTTAACTTTTTTATATAAATCAATAAAACAAGATAAATAAATGGATTTATTTAAACCTAAAATACATAAGAATACAAAAAATAAATCTTTCTTAGATATGCACTATTTACTAAAAGAAAAAGGAGTTAAGAATAACTTATTTTTTTTAGTAATATATAATGAAAGATTAATGAATATAGACCCATTTAGTGATAATTTAACACCTCAAGATAAATTAGAAATAGAAATAGAAGTGAGGATGAATCCTTGGTATTTCTTTAGAGAAGTGTGCGTTATTCCTGAATCAGGAGGAGAAACTATGTTCAAATTACATTTAGGTAATTTAGCATTAATTTTTTTATGTTTACAAAATTTTAATGTAATGGAAGTTCTTCCTAGACAGCACGGTAAATCTCATTCTACTGTAGCTATGATAGGTTATATTTATAGATATGTTACTAAAAATAGTGAAATAGTATTTGGTAATAAAAAACTAGAAGATGCTAAATTAAATTTAACGCGATATAAAGACCATACTCTCAAACTACCTAAATATTTAGTTAAAGAAAGTAAAAAAGACCAATATAATCAATATTACATTAAATCCGATACAACTAAAAATTCTATTAAGATTATAGGTACAGCTGTAGATGAAGATGGAGGTGATGCTTTAGGTAGGGGTTTGAACGTTCCAATATTATGGTTAGATGAGTTTGCTTTCATTAAATACAACTATAAGATATTTAATGCAGCAGCACCTGCAACTAGTCAAGCTAAAATTTCAGCAGAGTTAAATGGAGTACCTTCTTTTATTATATTAACAACTACTCCTAATAACAGAGATAGTGATATTGGTGCTTATGCTATTAACAAGAAAGATGGAGCTTTAAAATTCTCATTAGATATGTTTGATATGTCTACTGAAGTATTAAAAGATTTAATTAAATATAATAGTAATACTTTTTTTTATGTAGAGTTCAGTTACATTGAACTAGGTAGAGATGAAGAGTGGTTTAGAGAACAATGTCAGTTATTAGCTAATGAAAGAGATATTAAAAGAGAAATATTATTAGATTGGCCTAATACATCTGATAGTTCAGTATTTGATGAAGAATATATTACTGAACTGTATAAACACATTAGTAATATTACCACTACTAGAATAATTAAAGAAAAATATGTTTTTAATTTTATAAGAACATATGATATTATGAAACCTTATATATTAGGCATAGATGTTGCAGGGGGTTTAAGTTTGGATGCTTCTGCTATAGTAGTATTAGATCCTTCTGATTTAGAACCGGTTGGTTATTTTCATAATAATACTATAGGAGGGGAAGAACTTCTATCAGTTATAGAAGAGTTAGTAGATATGTATTTTCCTATGTCTTGTATAGCTATAGAATATTCACCTTTCACTACTCTATTTGTACAAAATATGATAAAAAATACTAATCTAAAAAGTAAACTAGTGTATCATTATACAGATGATGCTACTAAAGAAACTGAAAAAAGTCTAAGAAATATTAATATGGAAGATAGCGCAAACATTCATAAGAGATATGGTATACCTATCAATAAAAATACAAGACCTGTTATGTTAGATATATTACAATATGAAGTATATAACAATCCTAGTTGTTTTAAAATAAAAGATTTAATAAAAGAGATAAGTGTATTAGAGTACGATAAAAGAGGTAAGATTGCAGCAGCTTCAGGTATGCACGATGACTTAATATTTGCTTATTTATATGCTAGATATGCTTTAAGTAATATTCCTCATATAAATAGATTTATTAAATATTCTAATGATAGTACAATAAAATCTATGGAGAAAATTAGAAATGTTAGTAATAATTTTAAAGCTTATAATCATTTTGAAAATGTTATAGGTAGAGAAGTTAATCCTGATAAAAAACAATCTTTCTTACAGAGAGTAATAGCTTTGAATAATTATAATAAGTAGTGTAAAGTTAAGAATAATAAATATATATTAATACTATAATTAACTTAAACTATAGGAAAATGTTATGAGACATTTGTACTAATGTTATTGACCAAATGTTAGAACATATACCATTAGACCAAACTGAACTAATAGAGAGATTAAAATGGTGTTTGAATGATGCTATTTATAGACCACCTGAAGATCAATTTATCTCTTTTAACTATACAATGGAGGCTTTACAGGAAAAATATTTTAGATATAAAAGAAGAATGGCATTTTAAAGTATTATCTATTTTTACTGATAAAACACTAGAAGAATATAAAGAGATGTATAATAATCATATAAATAGCAAATAAACTTATTTGTACTAGAGGATGTTATATCCTCTAGTATTTTTATTATTTTTTTTCAAATATATATTATAACTATAATAAGATTAATATAAGATAAATAAAAATGATTACAACATACGGAATTTTTCTAGTAAATGAAAAGAATGAACTACTAATTACACATCCTACAGGAATGAGTAAGAACTCTTGGTCTATTCCTAAAGGTCGAGCTGAAGATAATGAATTATTTATAGAAACTATACAAAGAGAATTATATGAAGAAACTAATCTAAAAATTGATTTTACTAGTGATTATATAGTTTTACCTATTAGTGTATATAAAAGTAATAGAAAAAGATTATATAGTATTTTATATAGAGTAAATAGTGAAGACCATAAAGATGTAGAATTAAGATGTGATAGTATAGTAAAAGAGTTAAATATACCTGAGAACGATATTATAAAATGGTTAGACTTTAATAAATGTTATGACTTATTATTTGACTCTCAAGTTAAATTACTTAAATACATAAAAGAGAAGAAATTAATATGATTACATTACATAAGGTTAAAATATTTATAGATATATTTAAAAATACTAAAGTGTTTGATTATGAAATGTTAGATGATTTACAACATGAAGATGATATACTTATATATGGTACTAAGTACTATTATGCTATGTTTAATATAATACGAGGTATATTTAAATTATTAGAAGGTGTTATTATCATACTATCTTTAGGTTTTATTATACCTAGATATAATTTAGGTTTGTGTAGAGTCTTTAGAAAATTTGAAAAATATATAAAAGAGAAGAATTTGTTATGATTAAAACTTTTATTGTTTCTAATGAAAATTATGATGTAGATAAACTTAATGAAGTTATATGTAAATTTTTAAATATTGATACTATTCCTTATTTAGATACTAGATTTATATTCCATCCGAAAAATTTAGAAAAACTTATTACAGGATTTAATAATAATCAAACACTAAATGTTTTACTATCTGATAATATTGTTGCATTAGATTATATAAATTATGAAGGTTGTTATATAATTGATATAGAGTATAATATCAAACCTTTACTAGAATACGAATTAGTAGTGAATATGTTATATGAAGGTTTAAACTTAAGTAGTTTATATTTAGCAGGTTATTTGAATAGGTGATACTATGATTATAGAAACAAGAAATCAAGATATATTAAAATCTGATATTAATATTATTGCACATCAAGTTAATTGTGTTAGTAAAGGTTCTAGAGGTTTAGCTAGACAAATATTTGATAAGTATCCAAATTCTAATATTTATACTAAAGTTTCAAATAGAAACTTAGGTCAAGTTTACATAACATTTGAAGATGATAGTAAACTAAAAATATTACATCTAACAGCTCAAATATATACAGGTAAACCTAGAGACGCTGATAGATATGTTGATAGATTAAAAGCGTTTAAAGAATGTATATATTTATTAGAAAACAATCAAGGTATAAGTAGAGAATTTATAGGTTCTGATGTAATGAAAATAGAAACTCTTAGAAGATTTGATATTATAGATGGCGATGTTGTAGGATTCCCATATGGTATTGGTTGTGGTTTAGCTGGTGGGAATTGGGATGATTACTATAAGATATTAGATGAATCTAAGTTAAAAATTATTTTATTTAAAATTTAAACAAAGGAAATTATGTCAAATCATATTTGTTGGTTAATTACAATTTTATTAGATACTAATAATTTATATAGAATAGCCGTAAAAGTAAATAGAGATAAACTTAACGGAGATTGTGCAGAATATCCTAGAGAACCTGAAAATGAAGAACAAATACTTAAAATACTACCAGAATATTATTCAAATCATTATTCTATTAAAATATTAGAAGTACAAGAAATATTAGATATTGTCATTGTGAACTCTTAATTATAACAAATAAAGGAATAAAATATGTCAAACATTATTATTGATGACGATAATAAAGATTCAGAAGTAAATATTAATGATGAAGTACAAAGAGATTTTATTGCTAATATTATACAAGATGATAATATTGTAGATATTATCTTAAGGCAAATTGAAAATGATAATGAATTATCTAATATTGATTATTTAGAAGATTTATTAGAGAGAGTTGATGATTATAGAAAAAAATATAAAGATGATTTAGATTTAATTAATATTAGTAGAGTAAAAGAACAAGAAATATATATTCAAATTCTATCTAAGCTATTAGTAGAAAAATATAGTTTTCCAGAAGATGTATTAGAACAATATGATATTCCTAGTTCATTAAAGAATTTATTATTATATTCATATAAGACATTAGTATTAAATAGAAAAGAACTAATTGTTAACTTCTTAGAAAATATTCTTATTAATAATATAAGTAGTTTTATTCCAGAAGAAGATGGAGAAAATGGTAATAACGAAGGTGATGAAGTTAAGAAATATGTGGATATGTTATTTAGAGAAAAGAAAATATCTGAAAGAACTCAAGGTTATATATTATTTCATTTAGATATGAATATTAGGTATATTCTAAACGAATATTTAGATAATTTAGATGATAATTATAATCCATTAGAGTATATTATTTATGGTAAAGAAGATGAATATGAATATAATTTTATTGCTAATTATTTAGGAGATTATATAGGATATAGTTTTATTAGAGATTTCTGTAATCCTATATTACTAGATAATGAAACTAGTGAAATGTTAGAATCTAGTTTATATATTAACCTGTGTGAAAGGTTTACTAATGGAAACGCTTGAAAACTATAAATATTATAATGAAGAGTTTGCTAACGATGCTATACTATTAAAAGAGAATACTTATAAGATATATGAATGGGCTTTTGATAATGATATTTATGAAGATGATTTATATGAAGAAAAATTAGAATATAAAGATTTTAATAATAATCAAGAAGTATTAGACTCCTTTAATTCGTGTAATTATGTTGTTAGAAGAAAATTAAATTTATAGGAATGTTATGAATAAAGAAAATGTACTATTACCTAAAGACACTATTCCTCAAAAACTAAATAGAGATAAGTTAGAAGATATTACTAACTGTATTAAAATCTACCAAGAACGATTATATAATATCAATACTAAAGAAGATTATATTATTCAAGATGGACCCCCTTATGCTAATGGTAATTTACATATAGGACATTTACTTAACAAAACATTAAAAGATGTTCTTATTAAGTATAAACTATCTAAAGGTTATAAAGTAAAATGTTCTTTTACTTGGGATTGTCACGGACTACCTATTGAGAATAAAGCTAAGAATATGGAAGGAGATTTATTAGAAAACGCTAAGAATGTAGCTTTATATTATTCTGATAAACAAAAAGAAACTCTATATAAATTTGCCATCTTCCCTACAGAAGAAAACTTTCTTACTATGGATGAAGATTATAAAGATAGAGAGTTAAAATTATATAATGAACTAAAAAATAATGATTACATTATTAATAAAAATAAACCTACTTGGTATTCTCCAACACTAAAAACTGTATTAGCTAATTCAGAAATAGAATATAAAGAATTAGAAGATGAATCTGTATATTTTAAACTAGATTTAGGTGAATATAAAATTTTAGTTTGGACTACTACGGAATGGACTATTCCAGGTAATCAAGCTATCTGTGTTAATAGAGATATTGAATATGTAGTAACTGAAGAGAATTATATATGTTCTAAGAAGTTTGCTATAGAAAATAATTTATTTATTAAGTATGATAATTTTGATTTTATTTTATATAATGAATATACTAATACAGAAGGTTTAATTCGTCCTATATTATACGATGAATACGTTACTGATAATAAAACTGGTGTAGTGCATTTATGTGGTGGACATGGAGATGATGATTTTAGAATTTTATCTAGTAATAATATTGAATCTAAGAATGTTTGTGATAAAGAAAATTTATTAGAACATATTGCTAATTATAGATTAGATGATGAATTTGTATATAAAAGAGAAGTTTATACACATGACTATCCTATTGATTGGAGAGAAAGTAATAAGGTATACAAAATTTTAACAGAACAAACATATTTAAATTTTGATTTAGATAAAATTAAAACTAAGTTAAAAGAGATTAAATTATCATCTAAAGATAGAACTAGATTATCTTCATTCTTATTCTCAAGGAAAGATTGGTGTATTTCTAGACAAAGGAAATGGGGAGTTAATATTCCTAATACTAGTGATATTTTAGACGTATGGTTTGATTCCGGTAGTATGTTTACTTATTATAATACTCCAGCAGATATTTATATAGAAGGTTCTGACCAACATAGAGGTTGGTTTCAATCTAGCGTAATTTTAGCTAGTATGATTGATGAGATTCCTACTAAAAGAATATTTACTCATGGATTTGTATTAGATGAGATGGGTGATAAATTTTCTAAATCTAAAATGGATGGTAACTTCTTAGAAGAATTATATAATACTTATAATCCCGATGTATTAAGATTATGGGTAATATTATCAGACTATAAAAACGATGTAATATTTTCTGAAAATTCTATATCTAATGCAGGTAAACAATATTTTAAGATTAGAAATATGTTAAGATATTTTCTAAATAACTTACATAGAGATAAACATGAAATAACTAAGAGCGAATATATTATTAACACTTTAAATAAATTAGAGTTAGATATTGAAAAGAATATAGAAGAAACATTAGATTATAGTAAATCAATGCGTTTAATTATAGATTGGTTATCTAAATACTCATCTAGTTTAACAGAAGATATAAAAAATGTATTCTATATGTCAAGTATAGATGATGGCGATAGAATTAATTTAGAAAATGATTTTAAATATATATTAGATAGAATGATTAATATTATTTATCCATTTTTACCATATTTAAGTATTGAACTTAAAACTAATTTATAAAGGAATAATAATGGCTAAAAAACAAGAACAAACTTTAGAAGAACTACAACAAGATATGGAAGATTTTTCTAATATTTTAGAACTATCTTCTTCTATCGAAATACCTAACGAGGAATCAGAAAACATTAAGGAAGAAATTGAAGATAAGATTAATATTAATGAGGATAAAATTAAAGAGATGTCTAAAATCCTTCATAAAAAAGTATTTAGAGACACGCTCAAATTAGAAAATTTATCTATATTAAAAAATAAAAATAAAACAAATTTAAGTAAATTAGACAGAGAATATTATTTTAAAGCTATTAAAAAAATGGCTAACAGTAAAGTATATAAATTCACTAAAATCCCTAATCCTTATTTAAATGATAAAAATATTATGTTCTCTGAGAAATTAGTATTAGAATTATCTAGAGTAATTTTAGAGAATAAATTTACTAAAGAATTTCAATATAAATTTAATGGGATTATGAATAGTATAGTGAACTATAGTTTACTTAAAAAAATGTATGATAGTAAATTATTAAGTAATGAAGAATTTTCATATTTTAATATATTAACTATATTTATATTCGGTGCTAGTGATAATTTTAGTGAAGATATTAAAACTATTAAAGAAAATATAGTTACTGAATAGTTGAAAATTATAAATATATATTAAAATAATATATTTAACTAGGAGAATAAAATGGCTTACTGTAGAGGTGAAGTTTACATGTACAAAGGTATTGGAACAGGAATGTTTCATATTCATTTAGGGCATAATTTAAAAAATCAATTTTTACAAGATGAGTATTGTTTTAAAACGATAGTAGAAGCTTTAGAGTTCTTAAGTAACCCAATTCTTAAAGACATAGCTAAAGATGCTATTGTTAGATTAGAAAAAGAACTTTGTGAATCGGATGAAGATTATCTATATTCACATCCTCTAGATTATACGTAACAAATTTAAAAAGGTAATCATATATGATTACCTTTTTTATTTTAACTAATATAAGGATATTTTAATATGAGAAAAATCTCACTCGAAGCAAGAAACGCTTTTTATAATGGTAATGATTTTAAAAAAGATAATACTAGAGTAGAACATAACTTTAGTAATAATTTTTCTTATCTGTATTTACATGGTAACTGTATAGCTAAGAAAGATAATAATAAACTATATGTTAGTCATTGTGGTTATATAACTAATACTACTAAAGAAAGATTAAATAGTTTATATGGTGTAAGTATATATCAGAAAAATTATGTTTGGTATTTGAATGGTGTAGAAATGAGAGATAATTGGAATGAAGTCATATAAAAGTACTTGATTTTAACTTAAATTATAAATATATATTAAATTAGTGCTTATAACATTATAATATAAGTAAAGCGTTTTATACGGTGGATGCTTTTAAAAGTATGAAGTTAGTTTAGTAATAGACTAATCACTTAGCGCAAGCACCTTTGTTTAGGTCAATCTGGTAAGCAGAAAATATAAACAAGTATAAGCAGCTATTATACATAATTGAAGCGGAAGAAAGCATTACCCTAACAGGCGCACTTTCGTAAAGTAGTCCTGAATACGACTTATAAAAACTGTTTAAGATTTAAATTAAATAATAGTAAAGTGTAAAAGCTTTACTATTATTTTTTTGTAAATTTAGTGTAGAGTTAAGAATTATAAGTATATATTATATTAATAATCAAAAAAAAATATACTTAAGGGTTAATACAATGTCAATAAATTTATTTATAACTGAAAATGATATTACACAAATGTGGGTTAATAAACATACAACAGCTGGAGTGGTATTAGAAGATGGGTCTGAAATAACTATAGAGTTAGAAGTCTTAATAAAATTAATTAAGTTATATGAAAATGAGATGAAAGAATTATAATCTGTTTAAAAAATTGAGGGTATAGCAATATACTCTCAATCTTTTTTTATATATTTAGTATTAAAAACTATATAATATTATACACTTTTTATTTTATTATATGTCAAAACTAATAGATTTATATTTAGAAGAAACAAAAGAAGGAAGAATTATAGTTAAAGCAGCTATTATGAATATTTATATACCAGTAGATTATTTTGATAATGGGTTATCAACTTTCTTGGGAGGCGTAGTAAATACTATAGGTTCATTTTATGTAGGATTTAAAGCTACAGATACTTCAGAAGAAAAATTAATGAAGTTAGATTTAGCTACTATATTAACTATAAATTATTCAGACCAAGTAAAAATATCTAAAAAAATAGAAGACGAAGAAGATAATTACTATGTTCTGACATTATTTAAAGATGAGGAATTTATTAGTAGTACAAATAAATTAGTATCATTAGAAGATGCTCAAAAATATTTAGATTATTTAAATCAAGGTAAATTACCTAGTAATATTCCTTATAATGAAATAGTAGATATGTTAAAATCTAATATGGAATTAAATCAAATATCTTTACCTATTCCTTCTGGATTATTAGAACTAATGGTAGGAGAAATGTGTAGATATAAAAAAGATTTAGCTGTACCATATAGAAGAGTAGCTGGAAGAACTGGAAATTTAAAAGATTATAAGATGTTAAATATTAAACAACTACCTAAGTTAAATTCTGTATTTGCTGGATTATCTTTTGAGAATATTAACGAAGCTATTGTAAGTGGATTAGATATTACTAAGAATAATAGACCTCAGAATATTAGTAATGTAGAGAGAATTATATATAGTTAAAAATATGATTTAGTGTAAAGTTAGATATTATAAATATATATTATATTATTGTATATATTTATTATTTTTAGGAGATGATTATGAATGAATTTGTTAATGTTTTAACTAGATTAGGTATAAAAATAAATGAAAAATACCCAAACATTAATAGTGGAGGTTGTTGTGTATTTGCTAGTCATTTAGCCGAGTTACTGTATGAAAAAGGTTATTATGTTAGTATTAGAATAGCTAACATGGATAATAAAAATGATAATGTGAATATTACTAACTTCCGTAAAAATAATAATACGTTAGAGTGGCAAAATCCTTGTAGAGTTTATAATGATTCAGATATCTGGTTTAAACACGTTCTCTTAGAAATAGAAAATGGTGGTATTAGATATTTGTATGATACTAACGGATTTGTATCTATCAATTACTACTGCGATATTCTTGAAGGTAGATTAACTCTAGAAGAAGCTAGGAAGAGTGCAGATTTTTCTTGGAATTGGAATAAAACTTTTAACAGACAAGATATACCTGAAATTAAAAAAATAATTGATTATTATTTAAATCAATTAGAACATAAGTAAATCTTTATTAGAGTATAGTAGAAATACTATACTCTATATATTTTTATTTTTTTTATAAAGTTTATATAAGACTATGTAACAATTAAATAGAATATTAATAACGATTAAAAACAAAAGGATTAATATGGCTACTGTTAAGTACGAACATCCAAATGTTTCATCTGTACTTATTGAGAGCGATGTTACTACACAACAAGTAACTCCTTATACAAATTTATTCTGCCCTATTATATCAGAAAAGGGTCCAGATAGAAAAGTTGAATACGTTACATCCCCAGAAGATTTTATAGCTAAATTTGGTTATCCTAATTATCAAAAATACGGACAAGCTAATTATAACGCATATAACGCTTTAAAAGCTGGTGCTGGTGTTTATGTTTTAAGATGTACTCCAGAATATTTAGATAATACTAATGCTATTTTAAATGGTAGTGCTACTTATTCTAATATTATCATCGGCGTAGGGTTTGAAAAAACTAGTACTGTAGATGCTACAGAAACTTATAATATTAAACCTACTATTAAGTATAATAGTAGAGCTTATAATATTAGTGATATTGAATCATATTTAACTAAAACTACAGTTGAAGCTTATACTGAATATAACTTCTTAGGATTATATCCAAAAGGTAGAGGTGAATATTATAATAACTTAGGTATTACATTAGTACCTATTCAAGGTAGATATGCAGATACTTATCCTTGGTATATTTATTCATTAACTGTTTATAGAAATATTAACGGTGTTGTTTCTAAATTAGAAAGTTTTACAGTATCATTAGACCCAGATTCAAGAAGTGTGAATGGTAGTTCTTATTATATTTTAGATGTATTAAATAAATATAGTAAATATTTACTAGGTAGCTTTAGTCAAACTGTTTGGGATTCTATTGAAAAAGATATCTCTATCTACCCAGGAAATTTGAATATTGTAGAAGCTACTCCTTTCAAAGTAGGTAATACTTATGGTAATAAAGTATCAGCTAACAGATTAGTATTTAATGCTAATACATTAACTATTAACGCTGCTGATGATACATTTGTTGCTGTTGAACATGGATTTATTTTAGATGATTCTATTATCTTAGATACCGTAACAGGTACTGGAGCTAGTGTTGTTGCTAATACTAGATATTATATAGTAAACCCAACAACAGATAGTTTTATGTTATCAGCTACATTAGGTGGAGAACCTATTGATATTACAGCTAACGGTACTGCTACATATAATACTAGAACTTTAGATTATTTAACTGCTTTAGATTTACCTTCTAAGAATTTAGGGTTTATTAACGGTTCTAATAGAATTCCTTATTTAAGATATGGTAGTAATGGTAAATACACTACAGACGGTTTAGTTGCTAGTGATGCTTTAAAAAGTCAATTACATTTATCTAAAACTTTTGAAGATATGTTAATTAAAGCTTTTATGGGTTTATATGATTCTTCTATTACTCAAACAGCTTTAACCGAAATTGATTTAGTATTAGATGCTGATTTTACACTACCTGTTAAACAAAGTATTATTGATTTTGCACAACAACGTAGAGACTGTTTTACTATTCTAGATTTAAACACCAATAAAACTCAAGTGGATTATTTAGACTATAGAAAAAATCAATTATTCAGTACTAATGATAATGATGATTTAGAAACTATTCCGGTGGATACTAAATTTGTCGCTTTAATTTCTGGTGATAGATTAGTTTATGATGATATTACTAAAAAAAATATATCTGTAACACACACATATCATTTATCTACTGTTATTCCTACTAATGATAAATTATATGGTATTGGTAAAAACTACCAAGGTGTACTTAGAGGTTTAATTACTGATTATATTGAAAATAAAGGTTCTAGTCATCCAACAGAACCGGAAAAAGAAGAGTTATATGATAATCAGGTGAATTATTTAACCAAAACTTTCAAAGAGTTATATTTCGATACTCAACAAACCACTTTAACTAAATCTTCAGCTTTTGGTGAAATTAGTAAAGCTAGAGCTTACTTTAGAATCGAAAGAATTGCTAGAAGTGTATGTAATAAAACGCAATGGGAATATGCTACTGAAGAAGTTTATAAAAATTTAGAGTCTTCTATTGCTGTAGCTTTAGAATCTTTTGTTAAAGACGGTACTTGCGAATATATTACACCTAAAGTTTGGGCAGATGACTATGCTAAAGATAATAAATTAGTATATGTTTATGTTGAACTTAAATTTACTGATATTATTGAACGTGTCGAAATTACATTTAACGTTGCTCGTTAATCATATA